CAGTTGGCGGGCGGCCTTGAGAGTGCGGCGCGATGCGTCAATCTCTCGCTGCATGTGACCGTAACCCAGGACGAGTTTGACGCTTGCACGGATCTTACTTACAACATCGGCTGCTCGCGCTGGCAGGAATCCACCGCGAGGGAGCGGCTCAACGCTGGGGATTACGCTGGCGCAGCATCAGCCTTCGAGATGTGGGATCGTGCGGGCGGCGTAGTGATGGCAGGATTGCTCCGACGCCGGAAGGCTGAGGAAGTTCTATTTGATACGCAGGGAGTATCGGCATGAGAAAGACGGCGAGTTATACAGTCACGCAAGAGGGCCGCGATCTCGGCAAGCGCTTCCTCATAACTGAGATGGGCGCAGCGCAGGGGGAGTCGTGGGCGGCGCGGGCTCTGCTCGCACTGATGGCGAATAACGCGGAGATCCCCGAAAACTTTGCAGAGCTCGGAATGGCCGGGCTTGCTGAGTTGGGACTCAGGGCGCTGAGTAGTCTTCGCTGGGAAGTCCTCTCCCCCTTGCTTGAGGAAATGATGGCCTGCGTTCAAATCATTCCCGATGCCAAAAAGACTCAGGTTGTGCGTTCACTCATTGAGGACGATATCGAAGAGATTGCAACGCGGCTCAGTCTGCGTTTGGAGTGGTGGGAGTTGCATATGGGTTTTTTGCAAGCCGTCGCCCCCTCAATCTTAGGACACGGGCCGGCGGCGAAGGACGCCCCCCGGCGAGCTACAGCAACGTCCCGAAGATAATTGGGATACTGATCTCCCGGCGCATGGCGACGCTGCATGAGTTACAGACTTGCTATGGAGTGGAAGACGCTCACAACATGTTGGAAGTGGTGATTGTAGACGATGCCAACAGACAGACATAAACTCGATCTCCAACGCGAACGATACGCCAATATGACTTCTGAAGAAAAGGTAGCTTGGCGTGAGAGGGCGTCCGGATGCCTACAATCATAGATTCTTTAGTAGTCAGCCTAGGCCTCGACTCCAAAGACTTGGATGCGAAGAGCGGCTCTGCGGGCAAGAAGCTAAAAGAAGTTGAGGGGCAATCTGCAAAGACTGAGGGCGGCGTAAGGAAGATCGGCGTCGCCAGCAAAGAGGCGGCGGTCGGAGTCGGCGGGCTAACCCGCACGCTGGGGAGCTTCCTCGCGCTCATCGCCGGAACGATGGCGATCAAGGCGTTTGCATCCGACTTCATCGATGCCAACGCCGCATTGCTACGACTCTCTCAGAATCTCGGTCTAGGCGTCTCAACTATCTCAGCGTGGGGGAAAGCCTCCGAAGAGCTCGGCGGGAGCGCGGCGGGGCTGCAGGGCACGCTAGACATGCTCTCAATGTCGCAGACGGAGCTTCGTCTAACCGGGCAATCCTCTCTGATCCCCTATTTCTCAGCGCTCGGGGTATCGCTCGCCGACGTGAACGGCAAGGCGCGGCCGGTTGACGCAATTCTTTTGGATCTCGCAGATCGCTTCTCTCGTATGGACCGGACAACCGCAAACAACATGGGCCGGATGATGGGGATCGATCAAGGGACCATGAACCTGCTTTTGCAGGGGCGCAAAGAGCTTGAGCTAACGATCAAGCGCCAGAAGGAAAGTACGGCGGTCACGCAGAAGCAGGCCGAAGCCGCCCAGAAGCTACAGACTCAGATTGTGGAGACGAAGCAAAAGTTTACGGCGCTTGGGAATGCGCTGATGCTTGAGGCAGCGCCGGCGCTTGAGAGACTCGCTGATCTCTTCCTTCGCCTGGGCAACTGGGTACTCGACAATGAGGAACTCGTAACGGACTTCCTGAAGGTGATGGCGGTCGGGCTGGGAGCAATCGCGCTCATAACTGCCCCGATCAATCTCGCAGTGGTTGCCGTACTCGCGCTCGCCGCTGGCATCGCGCTGCTCTGGCAGGACTATCAGGTATGGAAGCGCGGCGGTACATCCTTTATCGACTGGGCGAAGTGGGAGCCTGAGATTAGGATGGCTACGAAGGCCATCACTCTTCTAGGCGACGCCATAGCGCGAGTGATCGGGCTCAAGAGCCAGCCTGCAAACAATCACGCCCCAGGCTCGGGGTACACCCAACTCAAGGACAACGCCCCCGCGGGCTGGGCGAGTCCGGGCGGCGGTGAGCCCGGGGGCGCGGCCACTGGTGAGCAGATCAAAAAGTATTTCGAGGGGCAAGGATGGAGTTCCGCTCAGGCCGCCGGCATTGCTGCAAACTTTATGCGCGAGAGTGTCGGCCGAACTAAGGCACCGGGGGACGGCGGTCACGCATACGGTTTAGGGCAGTGGCACTCAGACCGGCAAGCCAACTTTGCGAAATTTGCCGGGCACAGTATCAAGTCATCTACTCTCCCTGAGCAATTGGCTTTTGCTCAGTACGAACTTACTCACGGTGAGAAGAGGGCGGGAGATGCGCTCCGCGGGGCGACTAACGCAGGGCAGGCCGGCGCGATTGTGTCACGGATGTATGAGCGGCCGGCAGACGCAGACGGCGAAGCGAGACTGCGCTCATCTCTCGCTCTGGCGCTCGCGGGCGTCGGCGGGGCAACCGGCGCAATCGCGGCGGCGAGCCCCACGCCGGCGGGCTCTGGCGTGTCTTCGAGCGATAGCAGCGTTACAAACCATATCGGAGAGATCAAGGTTTACACGGCTGCCACTGATGCGAACGGCATCGCTCGGGGCATGAACTTCCTCTTCACCAGCCAGGCTAATGCGGGGCTCAACTAATGCCGCCGGCAACAAACATTCCGTACCCCAACGTTCCCGCGGTCCCGGGCGTGCCCCAGCTATTGCGTCAGGTGGGCGCGGTTGCGCCGATACCCGTTGTGACAATCGGGATCGGCGCTCTCGAAAACATCCTGGGCGCGGCGCTGCAACAGGCTCCGCAGTGGGGCATCTTCGACGCAGCCGGCAACCAGGTTGGCATCAGCCCCAACAGTTCTGCAACGCTCCTGGCAGCCATCGGTAACGCTGCACTGAGCCTGCTCTCGGGCGCGAGTGCGGTCCTCTCCACTTTTGGATTCGATTATATGAAAGAGATGGTAGTGAGCGATTTCCCCGTTGAAGGGGGATCGTTCGCCAGCTACAACAAAGTAGAGAAGCCGGGCAACCCCGTGGTGACTCTAGCGCTCGCCGGTAGCGTGAGTGACCGGACAACGTTTCTCAACGCTATCGATGCTGCTACCAAATCAATCAACGCCTATAGCGTCGTGACGCCCGAGATCACCTATTCCAATTACACTCTTGAGCGCTATCGCTATCAGCGGCGAGCGGAGCGGGGCGCGACGCTGCTTATGGTCGAAGTGTCGCTCAAGCAAGTTCGGGGCGTGGTAGCTGCATTTACTACCGTGACTGTCACTCCTATCGTCAATCCCCAAGATCCCGGCGCTACGTCTCAAGTGAGTAACGGACCTACGCAACCGATAGCGCCGCCGACTTCTACGTTTAAGTCACTTGCAAATAAACTGGGGCTCCACTGATGCCCCAACAAATATCTACTCAACCCGTTCCCTCTCAGATATTGCAAGTGACACTTGCTGGGCAAAGTTGCCAGATCGCCATCTATCAGAAGACGCAAGGGCTCTTCGTGGATCTCAACGTAAACGGCATTGATATCTCTATAGCCGTGATCGCGCATGATGTTGTACCACTGGTTCCTACCGGTTATCTTGGATTTGTGGGGCAACTGATATTTACGGACACTCAGGGGGGTAACGATCCGACTTATGACGGGCTCGGGAGCCGCTATCAACTCGTCTACCTGACACCGGCGGAGGTTGCGAGTGTTCAACTTCAATTCTGACGCCGGTTAGCAGCCCGATAATCCTAAATGCTATTCTGGTAAAGAAGAACCGCTTAGAGCTTTCATCGGGCGCGGGCACGAGGGTAATCATGGTTTTTATTATGGAGAATTGTTGACTGTACTGTCAATAGCTAAATTATGATCGGTTCCTTCCAAAATAAAAAAGAGCTTCGCTTCGTCATCACGCTCGCGACGGGGAGCTTCGGCTCAAGCTCTGCTAACCAGGTAACTCTTGAGGGGCTTCGTGCCACTGCCGAAATTGACAAAGGCGGCGGCCAGATGAACGCCACTCTTTGCGCTCAAATTTACGGCGTGGCTCAAAGTGACATGAATGCGGTAACAACCCCGTGGGGACCACGCTATATCAATCGTAATACGATTTTGGTTTATGCCATCGACGGAGCGCAGGAGACGCTAGTATTTGCGGGAGAGATTGTAAACGCCTGGGGCAACTATCAGCAGATGCCTGATGTCTTCCTACAAATACAGGCTCAAGCTGGCGTGATCAATCAGCTTCAACCTATCCCTCCCACTAGCTACAAAGGCACCGTGGATGTTGCCACTCTGATGGCTCAACTCGCGGCAACGATGGGATACAAGTTTGAGAATAACGGCGTAAGCGTCCCGCTCGTAAATCCCTACGTGGCAAACACCGGAATCGAGCAAGTAAAGTCTCTAGCGAAGCAGGCGGGAATAGGATGGGGACTTGATAACGGTGTACTCTTCATAGCGCCAGCAGATACGCCACGCGGGAGCTTGATCCCCCTGATCTCCTCTCAAACTGGGATGATCGGATACCCGACGTATGACAATCATGGGATCAATATCAGAACTCTTTTCAATCCGGCTATCGTCTACCACGGGGCGTTCAAGGTAATCAGTTCGGTGCCGCGCCCGATGGGATCTCTCGATACTCAAGGCGCTGCTCTCGCGCCCAGTCTAATCGGACAATGGGTAGCATTTTCAATCGCTCACAGTCTTTCGAGCGAGAAGCCGGGCGGCCCCTGGTGGAGCACAGTGAGAGGAAACCCCAGTGGCTTCGCAATCTCCAATTAGTCTCGGTACTCTTTGGCCCTCTAGCACCTGGGGAGAGTACAACAACATCGTTTTTGCTATCCAAGCTGCCCTCGCCAAAATGCAAACCGGGACGCTGGTACGAATAGAGGCTTGCACAAACGCGGGTGATCTCTCGCCGGTTGGCTTCGTGGATGTAACGCCGCTGGTGAATCAAATTGACGGCTCAGTGCCCGCCAACCCGACGCCGCACGTTACGATTTACGGACTCCCCTATCTGCGAATGCAGGGCGGAACTAACGCCGTGATCTTGGACCCTCAGCCCGGCGATATCGGCGTGGCCGTCTTCGCCAGTCGCGATATAAGCAAGGTGAAGAGCACGAAGGCTCAGGCCAACCCAGGCAGCTACCGGCAGTATGATTTCTCGGACGGCATGTATCTGGGCGGAATGCTCAACGCCGTGCCCGTGCAATACGTTCGCTTTGGAACTGACGGGATAACCATCGTTTCCCCGACTGCGATCACGCTCACGGCTCCCACAATCACGCTAGGCGGCGCTGTAACTGTTGAGGGGGCGCTTACTCAGAGCGGCGGCGACGTGAGCATTACCGCCCCCGACACAATTACTCTGGCAGCCCCCGAGATCAACCTAGATGGCGCGTTGGCGTCAACCGGCGGCAATGCTACGATGAGCGGGGAGCTTACAACTACCGGCGATGTAATTGCCGGCGGCAAGAGCCTCAAAACTCACGTCCACACTAGCGAAGCCGTGGGGACGCAAACGAGCCCGCCTCTATGAATACGCTTTTGCTTGACACCGAGCAGTGGGATTTAGTTTTGGACGCATCGGGGAATATCGCGATGGCGACGCCCCCGTATGCTCTGGCTCAGGACGTAGCAAGCGCGGTCAAAACGTTTCTCGGAGAGCTTTGGTATGACACGACTCAGGGCATTCCCTATTTCTCTGAAGTCCTGGGGAAGCTGCCGCCGGCGGCGCTGCTCACTCAGCTTATAAGCGATCAGGCTCTAACCGTGCCGGGCGTTGTTACCGCAGAGTGCTCGATTACTTCCTTCAATGCTCGGGGCGTCTCGGGGCAAATCAACTTTACAGATGACACGGGGGAAACAACCATTGTCAATTTCTAAGGGAGCAATCTAATGGGACTTCCCCCCGGCATTCCGAGCACGCAGGTACCTCAGATCCAATTTACGCCGCAAGGCCCGATCATCCCCGAGGATGGGGACATTCTCGCAGGTGTGCAGATCGATATGAATTACGCTTTCGGGGGCGGGCTCAATCCCGGCCTGACTACTCCGCAAGGGCAGCTTGCGTCGAGTACGGCGGCGATCATCTCCGACAAGGATGCGGAGATCGCTCTCATCTGCAATCAGGTTGATCCTCAGTACGCAACGGGGCGCTTTCAGGATGCCATCGGACGTTTGACAGTTGGAATGGCTCCGCGCTTCCAAGCGGCAGGTACTGCGGTTGCTTGTATCCTCACCGGCCCAGGGGGAGTAGTACCAGCCGGAACTCTCGCGCGAG